TCGAACGATGTGAAGTCGCCATCATCGTTCTCAAAACTGTTTGACACCTCCCAGCTAACTTCGCCTTGCGCATGAACCAAAAAGTTGTCGTCTTGATCGATATGGAAAGGAAACGTAGAAGCGTTGGGTCGGCCAGAGCAATAGAAATGTGCATCTGCTGCACCGCGATAATATCTTTCAACTGCGCCAGCAATTGCGCTTATTTTTGATGTAAGCAGTGACGCTTTTGTCAGGATCAGAGAGCCGCCCGCAGTCCATATCTCGTGCAAATATTTCTTGTCGTAGTAGTCCCTGCGGCACCAATTGGGCCTACTCTCACGCTCAAGGTTGCCCTTCTCCATGCACAGTTTTCTGCCATCAAGGGTAATCGCCTGCATCCCTGCGACTGCCCTGTCGTTGTTGATGTAGCTGCTGAATTGCTGCCAGTCGATTATGTTGTCGAACAGTTCTGTCCGCGCATCATTCCTTGGGAACACAACAAAGTTTTTGCTTCTGTGTTTTTCTTCAAACTCAACGACTGTCATGGGCGCAATCAGGTCTTCAAACTCAACACTGCTCAATGTAATACATCCTTTTCGGTTATTGTTACATCGTACTCCATGGCAAGATCGGCAAGATCTTTAGTGGGAAATACAAACACTGGGCTGGCTTTTCCCATGCGAGCCGAAATCACGTTGTAGTCCATCCACTCAATAGCGTCTTCTATAGACCAATCGTTTTTTTTCATCAAAACTTCCAAGCACTTACTGTAGTCATAGACCATTACGGGTGAGTCTATGTCAACGCACTCGCCCACACCCAAGAGAGCCTCTTCAAAATCTTCGAGAACTATCAAAAGTCTGCCTGCGGAGCGTTGTCGGGCTTCCAATCGTCTACTTTGCAATACCAACCGGTCTTGGGTGCTTTAGCCTGTAGAATGTCGATTCGGATTTCTTCCTCATGCTGCTGTTGCAGCCAATCAATGAGTTCTTGCCTGTTGATCAACAGAGCACCTTTAACAAACTCAGGGGCTTTCTGCCGTGGCTTAAAAACCCGCAGGCCCTCTGGAAATACTAGTCCTGTCATTTTTCCTCCTAGAAAGGTATGTCGTCTTCTTTACCGAACGAAGGCTCTGCCACACGTCCGGTCGGTTGTTCATGTGCGGGTATCTTCCACAAACGAATAACCTTGCCTTGTATACGAAGCTGAGTTGCTTCGCCGTTTACGTCACGCAGTCTCTGCGCGATCTGATGCGTTTTGTATGCCTTGAAATTAGCTTTTACCAAGTGTGCCTCCAGATCCTTGAGCCGGAAGTACGTTTCTTTCTGATCTTCATCAGTCCATGGGCGCTTGAGCAAGATCTGTTCTTTCTCATCAGCGGCTTGATGCCCCGTGCAGAACTCTTCCAAGTGGTCTGCAAACTGCCCGTTAACGCTAACATCCTGACTTACTTCAATGACATGACCCTCCGTGTCACTCATTTCGTTCAGCAGAGCGTTGATACGCTGCTCCCACTGCGCTTTTTGCACTGTCCGAGGGAAAAAGTTCAACTGTTCCACGCAAGCTCGCTGAAACGCCGCTTGGTTCATCAAATCGTCTGTCCCTAGTTCCAAGGGCTGACCTTGAACGTCCAAGAACCACACGGGCGGAACACTGTTGTACTTGCGCAGGTTGGCGATTTGTACGCCAGAGACAGCAGCATCGATACCAAACTTACGCGTTTTGCATAGTTCAGGGTTACAGTACGCGTTGATTGGCGCGTCTTTACACTTGTAAGCATAATCTTTGCGCTCAAGCTGTTTAGCAACCGTGTTCACCTCGCCCAAGGGCAGCGGAGGGTGGATGAAGTTCATGTTGTGATTGAGTATCTCTGTTTCCCACGTATCGGGATACGCCTTGCGTAAGTAAACACCCACGTTGAACAGCCCGTTATTCCTAGCGCCTTCGCCTATCCCTTCCTTACACAGTATCTGTAAGCAAGGCGGGCCGTCTGGTATGGGTAGCGATTGATCTTGTTCAACGACTAAAGACAGAGCCTGCTCGTGCGTCTGCACGTTTTCTGCCACCAAGGCAAAGAATTGCTCCAACGTTGCCGCCGTGCCGTCGAGGTTGAAGGCATACCTCAGACCATTCTCATGGTCGAAGTAAGGCATGTTAAGAAAGTTACCCACATCGCCACGCTCTAGGTTGAGACTTACCTGCTTCGGAAATATCTCACTACCGCCGTACCCCAACCCAGCACAAAGCTGAGTCAGCACGTCCTGCATGTCTTTTGCAGGAATGAAAGCGTCCGTAAACAAGAAGACGTGAGCGCCCCCTGATTTACTGCGACATACCACCAGAGGTAGCTTCGCCGCCTGTATCTTGTCGATCAGAGCCTTGTGGTTGAAGTTGTATTGATCGATGTCAATACAGCCCCAACGGCAGGCGTTGTCCTCGTTGATCGGGATGATCCCAATCGACTGTGTACCAGCTAGATGGTTTTCCCAATCTTCTTTGGTCCGAGGTTCGCGAACCACGTTTGCCTTACCCTGCGTCTTGCCACTGCTCGACTTGGACTCAATTTTAAAAGTCCCGTATGCCTGTTTCAGGCCATCAAATATTTCAGCAAATCTACGAATATCCATAAAATCCTTGGTCCGTGCATGGGGCTATCTGTGAGGAGATCTCAAATGCCCCTAACGACGGCACGGAACGCCGAGTTAGTTGTTACCAAGGTATATCGTCGGAATTTTCCTCAGACGCTTCATTACCACCCTGCGGGGCTGGTTTCGCAGGCCCTGACTCTTCGTGCTTGACCGTCACATCCCCCGCACTGATGGACTGATGAAAGCTTTTAGCCGCGTGGTATTGCGCAGGATCTTCAATCGGACCCTCCAGTTCAATCTTCCAGCCGTGCCACACGCCCTTGGAGTTTTCTTCCTTGTTCGTAGACAGGTTGTAGATATGTGAGAAGCGAGGTGGCGTGAACGGTCCGTTTGCGCCCACCATCGTCCGCGTGGCAATCATTGAGTTCCACTGACGGGACTTCTTCAACTGCGTAGACTTCATAGAAATCATCGCGTTCGACCAAGTGCCGTTTTCCTCAAGTATTAGGACAAAATGCTGGTGCGTCTCATCGATGTATTCACCCTGCATGTTATCGACAAAGTCTTTGTTGGTCGCAGGATCGCGAGTTGTTGGTGGACGCTGGTCCTCCGGCGCAAAAATCTGCAAAGGTGCGCCGTTACCAGAGCCGCGAGGTGCCCACATTAAAAACTCTCGCTTGTAGTGGCACGGAATCACCTTGATCGGTGTTTTGCCCGAGTAAATTTGCTTCGTCACCGAGTTGATCATGTCCCCCAGCTTCGCCTTATCGGCAATGTCTGCGTCCTGATTCAATAGTTCAGAAGACACGATCTTCAAAAACGGCAGTGCTAAGTCGTCCTCAGTCATCTGCATTCCTGCACCAGCATCTGCTTCAAACATTGCTGCGCTTGCGACCACAACGTCGCTATTTTTCTTTTCCGCTACTTTCTTTTCGTCTTTATCAGCCATTATTTTGCCTTATTAATCGTTGCTCGTTGTCCAACCCACACACTAAACAATTCCATGTCTAGCTCCTTACCTTGCTCCACTCGCTCTTTGACCCAAGCCTTCAACGTCGAGGGATGAACCTCTTGCTTCTGCTCTGGTTCCCAAGCTTGCCTACGGAGTTCTTCGACCAAGGCTTGCGCTTCGTTATCTTTCTCCTTACCAAAGCGCACTGTGACGGTGTTTTTGATGATGTCGCCTTCGCCACGCGAGCGTAGCCAATCAAAAGCCGCAGCTTCGTTCTGCTTGCTGATTCGCGCACCATACGTCTCTTTGATTTCGACCTTGCTACCGTCTCGCAAGGTAAAGTTGGTCATGCCGATCTCTTGCATCTTGCTAGGCAGATCTTCGTCTGTGAGCTTCAGCAGTACCTGCTTTGCTTCTTTTAGCTGTGATTCGAGATTTTTGACCGTTTGCTCCGCAGATACGATAGAATCTGCGATAGATGACAAAGCATCTAAGCTCTTGTCTCCGGGCAGAGACAAAGAAGATTGGCTGTCAGCAGCCATGTCGGCGAGTAAGTCACTCATCGTCGTTCTCCGTTTTTCAAGTTTCAAATGGCGTTAGCCACTTCCCAAACGAAGAATAATCCCATAATATCGCATGTGTCAAACAATTTAGGCAAAACATGCAATTTACTTTCAAGACCCAACCCTACGAACACCAGCAAGAGGTTTTTGATGCTAGCTGGAATAGCCGCGCATGGGCGCTGTTCCTTGAGATGGGCACGGGCAAAACCAAGGTAACTATCGACACGATTGCCAAGCTTTATTGCGACGGTGAGATAGATACAGCCGTGGTCATTGCGCCAAAAGGCGTGTACGGCAACTGGGTACACAAGGAGATACCGCAACACTTGCCGGACAGAATACCGGTCAGTGTAGTTCAGTGGCAACCAAACCTGACGCAGACGTTCAAAGCAGAGTTGCTGGCTCTTGCTAACGACCAAGAGCACCTGAAGATCTTGGTGATGAACGTCGAGTCGTTCTCTACTAAGAAAGGTGTGGACGTGGCTAAGTGGTTTGTGAAGCGTAACCGCAACTGTTTGGTGGCGGTGGATGAGTCCACGTCGATTAAAAACCGTACAGCAAAGCGTACAAAGAACATCGTCGCGCTAGGCAAAGAAGCCAAGTACAAACGCATCCTGACCGGCAGTCCTATAACCAAGAACCCCATGGATCTATACGCCCAGTGTGCTTTCTTGGGCACTGATCTACTCGGGTTCGACAGTTACTACGCGTTTCAGGGCCGTTATGCGGTGATCACGCAGCGTAAGTTTGGCAACAGAAGCTTTCAGGACATCACCGGTTACCGCAATCTCGACGAACTAAACGTCAAGCTGAACGATTTTTCTAGCCGAGTTTTAAAAGAAGACTGCTTAGACTTGCCGGAGAAAATCTATACGCAACGCAACGTGGCGCTCACCAAGGAGCAGGAGCGGGCTTACAAACAAATGCAAGACATGGCCCTAGCCATGCTTGAAAAAGGCGAACTGGCGACCACACAGAGCGTCCTGACGCAGATTATGCGGCTACAAGAGATCTGTTGTGGGCATCTCAAGACGGACGACGGCGAGATACAGGCGCTAGACAGCAACCGAATGTCTGAGTTACTGGACGTGATAAGTGAGATGGACGGCAAGGTCATCGTTTGGGCTAGCTGGGTCTACGACATAGAGCAGATAGAGAAAGAATTATCCAAGGTCTATGGGCCAAGGTCCGTGCGCACCTTCTATGGGGCCACTCCTGCCGACGAACGAGACGAGATTGTGGCTGAGTTTCAAGACCTCGACAGCGATCTGCGGTTTTTTGTGGCAAACCCCCGAACTGGGGGCTACGGGCTGACGCTGACGGCTGCTACCAACATGATCTACTACAACAACCAGTACGACCTAGAGATACGATTACAGTCGGAGGACCGTGCGCATCGTATCGGTCAAACTCGGCATGTTTTGTACGTGGATTTGGTCAGCCCAGACACCGTAGATGAAAAGATCATCAAGGCCCTACGCGACAAAATTGACATAGCCCAAGAAGTCTTGGGCGAAGAGGCCAAGAAATGGCTTATTTAGTTACCTGCCGAAAGGTGATCCGGCAAACCTAGTTGCTTGTCTCATCCTGTATGGCTGAGATCTGGGGGCCTGATATCTTTGCGGCGCAAAACGTTGTGGTGGAGGAGCATACGTTTGTTGTGGCGCAGAGGGATATTGAGGGTAAAAATTAGAGGGAGCGTTGTTAAATGCGCCAGAGTTATAAGACTGTTGTCCTTGATTACTCTGCATCATTTGCTGAAACATCTGCATCATTAACCGCATCATTCCGCTCATGTCTTGTTGAGTGAACTGTGGCTGTTGTTGCCCCATCGGCTGCTGTAAAGATTGCACTGACGGTCGTTGAATAGGTTGAAATTCTTGCACAGGTTGAGGCGGAGGCATGCCAGCGGCCCTAGCTTGCGCACTAGAAAGAGCAGCCAGTTCTTGCTGTTGTTGAGCAGGGTCTAGAGATGGCCCCTGAAACTGTTGCGGTTGATTACCAAGAACTCGGGGCATTTCTTGTTGAAGCACTTTAGTAGGAGCCGATTTGCCAAATGCGTGTATCCCCGGACTCCTCTCAAATTGCGTGGGATCGGTGTTGTACTGTTTTGCAACCTCAAGTGCTTCTGGGTTTTGCCCGTAAAAATCGCTCAGTGAGTTGGCGTGGCTTGCAGCATGTGCGCCACCAGTTCTGTTTTCGCCTGTAACCGGGTCTTTGTACATCACCATTGCCTGATGTCCGACGCCTGTCGGCCTCTCTGGCATCTGAAAGCCGCGTTCCGCGAGCACTTCTTCCAAAGACGGGGTCCTAGGCCCAGAGCTACCTTGAAGCTGCCCGAATTGACCACCGCTCCCTAATGGTCGGCTTGCTAACATGGACCCAATACCTTGCTGAAGTCTCTGCATGATTTAATTAGCTCGGTGCTTGGGGTAGCGAAGCTATGCCCTGCTGCTGAATCAGTCCAGAGATCGGATCGTTAGGGAACAGGGCCGCGAACTGCTGACGCTGTTGCGGGTTTGCTCCGCCTTGAGGTGGGGGAGCCGGTTGAGGCGCTGCCATTTGTTGCGGCATGGGCTGCTGCATCGGAGGGGCCATCGGCGGTTCTACAGCCACCGGCTGCTCGACAGGAGCAGGTTCTAACGTGGGCTGTTCTTCTTGTGCGGCCTGTGCGCCTCGTACAGATAAAGAAGTCAGGTAAGTAGGCGATCCAACAATATTTTTAGCAATGCGAACAAAAATATCACTTTGCTGTTTTGCCGTAGAGCCTGCCCGCATTAGGTCTGCCAATGTTTTTGTCCCCGCGCCTCCGGGCTTTGATATGTCTATTAGCAAGTCTTTGGCGACCATGTTAGGCAGATTAATGAATTGATTTCGTATCAATTGCGCACCTGCTGACGTGGTTTGGATCGTCGGCGTCATTCCAAGCATCTTGGTTACCTCTGACACGCCTTGAGCACCCGCAAATCTAGCAATGAAATCTTTAGCGGCGGGGGTGTCCTTGGCGGCTAAGAAGTCATCTACGCCCGCGTCTAGCGCCTCCGTGAGCTTTCTGCCTCGCAGTAGAAAAGTTTTAAGCTCTGTCGCTTGTTCTTTGGGAACACCACCCGCGTCATCCAAGATCTGCATCAAACTTGGGCCTTCTTTCGGATAGTTAGTTAGCCCGACCTGCGTTCGTCTATTTGAGGTGTCGTACAGAATGTCGTACATCTTGGAAAAGTTAATCACTTGTTTGTCACCGGTCCCTTCCAGTGACCTAGTCAGTGCTGCATCCACTAGCGTAGAGAACAAAGCTTCTTTGTGACTTTGCTTTTGAACATCGTTAATTTGAGCGTTGTTAATCCGTCGAGCAATCGTCTTCAGATCGGTGGCAGCATTTTTTCCTGAAATGATGTCTTGTACGGCGGTTTCAGCATTGTCTACTTCCAAGAACTTACCCAGATTGACTTCTGCTTGGTGCGTCTTGTATCGCTCGGTCTGAGTATTTAAGACAGATTCCAATGCAATCTTAGACGTTCCGGCGCTTCGTAAGTCATTGAGCAAACTACCGCTGGGATCTAATGCCGCTAGAGCTTCAGAGTTTTTGTTCAGGAACTGATCAATGTCTCTTTGATCTAATGTTTGAACCGTTTCTGTCTTGCCCGTAATCGGATTGACGATTGTTGTGGCCTTAGATTTACCTGCTATCTCGTTGCGTAAATAAGCATTAATTGCACCGCTGGCCGTGCCTAAAAAGTCTTCGTCAAAGGCTAGTTCCCCGCCTTCTAAACCTTGGAAACCAAAAGCCTCCAGTGTTTCTCGGACGTTTTTAGTTGGGCTTCCGGAAAACAATTTGTCTAATGCTTGCTCTGGGGCAATAAATTCATCGCCATCCAGCTTTGTTCGAGTAAGCCTACCTACAAACGTTCTTCTGAAAACATTTTGATGTGCTGCCGCATACCTTTCTGCTAAGTCCAATGCTTTAAGGTTGTCCGACAACACTCCGTCAACAGTGCCGCTATCTATACGCTCTTGTATGGCTTCCGTAGCACCGCGATTTAAAATAGCTAGTTGCGCTTCGGTAGGACCATCTTTGACGCCTCGTTGAGCGTCTCTAAAACCTTCTCTAACTTTGTTCCGGAAGGCCAACAATTCCCCAATAGGCTTCATCACCGGTTCGTCCGCAGCGAAATCGCCTAGCGAAACGTTGTCGATTTCTGACGTTGCTTGAGTCAAGTTTCGCTTTATGGATTCAATTTCTTTGGCTTGCTTCGCTAACTTTAAGATGTTTGCTCGAACAGGGGCGGACATCTCGGTCCCGGCAGCATCGGGGTCATCTATTTTTCTTGAGAAACCGGCAATGACTTGATCTAACCGGTTTTCATAACCTCGTTTTGCAGCGCCGCCACTTGTGTCTACCAAAAGATCAAAGGTGTTAAACGCGTCCGGGTTACCCTCTGCTGTCTTTTGGAAGCTTCGGCCAACCGTATCCAATCGATTACTTAACGTTTTTTTCTTGGAAGCGGCTTCTTTCAGTAAATCACCCAAGCCTGTATCGGTCTGTAAGCCATAGTTTCTAAGATCATTGATCAAATCACCCTTTAGCTCTCCCGCCTCTGTCAGCAAGTTGCTCGCCCTAAGCTCACGGTATGCCGCTAAAAGAGGGGCCGTGCTAACTTGAACGTTCTTATCAACATCCGCGTATAATTTTCGGCGAACGACCTTGGATTGTTCTACCGCACTCTCTGCGGCCTGTTTCAGTAAGGTACCTTGGTCTTCCTTTATTTTAGCGGTGGTGTCTCTGTCACCGCGAACCAAAGCCAGTTTATCGGCTGCTTCCGCAGCTTTGGTAAGCTCAACATCTAAAAGCCCGGTGATTTCGGCTTCTAACCCCCGCTGCTCTAGCCGTGCGGCTTCTTTTAAAAGATCATCACTGCCGGTAAGACGAAGAGTTTCAATCAACTGTCGTAAGTGCTGCCTTGACTGAATGCCAAAGTCCCGTTGCTGATTAGTTAACGGGACATTGCCGCGTCGAGTAGACGCTTCCATCAATAGAAAGAAAGGATCGTTGGTCAGTTGACCGGGAGTAAGTAGCTTTGCAAATTCTGGGTCATCGGCCACTAGTCGATCTAGCTCGTCAGCGAATGCAAGAGCCGCGTTTTCCGGCTCGGGTTGCCCTGCTGCCCTCGCCGCCGCAGCTTGCGAGGTGTTGTAAGCCCGTACAATATATTCGGCAGCAGCTTGCTTTCTGGCCCTGTCTCCACGGTCTAGAGCACCAAACAAGTTTTTAGCGGAGTCTTTGAAGCCTTTTTCAGAAATGTCTTGCCTAGCCACCCCTCCCACAGAGGTTACAGCGTCCGCTGCAAGGAAAGTTGGGTTAGGAACTAACGACGCTGCAACGCCCGCTATTGTTCTCGTAACGTCATCGCCGGGGTACAAAGATTCTGATATGCCTTCTGCGGCAGCAGGGATCGCGCTGTAGCCCAATTCTCGTAAACCAAAGCTGATTGCGCTCTTGTCTCGGGCTTCTTTACCCACACTAGAAACAAGGTTTTCTAAAAATTCACGTCGTTTGACGTTTTTAGGCACGCCATCTTTGGTAAAAATCTTACCCGCCTCTTGAGCAAGTTTGGCTTTTTCTTCGTTGTGTCGCGCAAGAAGTTTTTTCGCCCCAAAATCAACTGCTTCTGGGATGCTTTTTAAAGCAAGTTGCGTGAGCGGAACCGTACTTGCCACGCTGCCAAGCACTTCGCCAGCGGCCCCCGCGCCGCGTTCTCCGGGCAGTAGCTGCCTTTCGCCAAGGGTAGCTTCTTCTAGCGCCTCTCCCGCACCGGTCATTCCTGTAGCGATAGCTGCCAAAATGCCGCCGCCCAGCAAAAGCGGGGTGGAGGCTACTCCGACTGCGGTAAGACCGGCTACCGTGGCCGCACCTGCTACACCGCCGGGCAACCCTTCTACTGCACCTCTTCCGATGCCGCCAAAGAAGGAGCCTACCGGGTCTGATTCAAGGTCATCGGGATCTCGACCAATAAGCTTGGCTACGACTTGTTCGTTGGTGAAACCTGCTTTGCGGGCACCCGATAAATCAAAGTTGGCTTTCTCACTAAGCTTCTTGGCGATGAGGTCTAAAGACGTTCTTGAGTCAAAGCCTTTGTCGGAAAGTGCAACAAAAGCGCCGTTCAGATCAAAGTCCAACGGCTTCTTAGCGTTGGCCCGCGCAGCGCGAAGACTTGCCCGCTCTTCCTCAGACACGTCAGATATGCCTTGTGCAAGGGTGGACGGCAAGTACGTTAGTGGTATAGCCATTTACCTAAAAAACTTATCTAGTGAATCGTAGACTTCTTCAGACGGCATCAGCTTGGCCTCATACGCTTTGATGACGTTGTCATACTCAGCTTGAATCGCGTTCATCTGCGCCAGATCCGTCTGCACCTTAGTGATTTCTTTCCGCGTCAGGTTAGCGTTTTCTAACAAGTCTTCTTGGTTTTTGATGCCAAGGTCCATGGTGTTACGCGCTAACTTAAAGTAATCCAACGCCTCGTCATCTTGTAAGCTAAACGAATCGGCGGGCACCTGCATGTTTTTCAGCATGCGCTGTAGCTCAACGTTGTCTTTACCGGGTATAGCGGCCATGAGTGTTGTGGTAGCTACTGTGCCTAGCGTTTCAACGGCCTTTTTAGCCTGTCGAGTATCGGCAGCAAGCCCTGCTTCTGTACCGAAAATAGCGTTAGCTAAAGTATTTAAGGCCACTCCTCCAACGTTGAGAAGCCCTTCTTGCGTGCCGGTAGCCTTAGTGATGTCTGCTATGTCCTGCGTGATAGTAGGCTCATAGGTGCGAGGAAGCTGCTCTGGGTCTAGCGTTTCTTGTGTCATGGGAAAACGAAAACCTGTGACAGGCTCAAGAAGACCCTGCCCCGCGCCCATATCTACCTCACCCCCGTTTGCAAAGCCGGGTAGTGCTGGAACAGCAAAGCCTGCCTCTTTACGTTTTATAAGAGCGGCTCGCAGGGCCGGAGTCAGCTTTCGTGCAGGAACTTGGTTGCCTCGGTTATCTAGGGTCACCGTGCCAAACATGTTGTTGAGTGCAATATCAAAGCCCGGAATGTTCACACCTCTGGCGTAGGCATTAATTGCGGTCGGGTTACCCAAAAGCTCCGTTTGCTGCGCTGCTGTCCCGAATTTCGGCCCTGCGCCTTGTGCTTGTAGCGCACTTAGTATCTGCTCGCCTTTCAACATGCTATTTCGTTCTTGACGCAACGCCTGATCAGCCAAACTAATGTAATTAGCGATGTTCTGGTCTGTCCTAGCTAAGAAGCTTTCCTCTATGCCTCGCTCTGCCGCTGCCGCGCGAAGTTTCTGTATATCTAAATTGATATCGTTCAATTCTCGTGCTTGCGATCCTTGCCCAACAAATCCGCCGGAGATGTCGTACAGAAAACTATCTTCGGTAGAAGGGTCCATAGCTTGCTTGTGCGCAAACATCTCTTCGTTAAGCTCTAAGGCTTCGCGACGATATTCTAATTCATCGTCGGACAAGTCTCTTCGCAAGTCTCGGTCTAACTCAGACTGACCTGCAAGAAAATCTTGGCGGTCGTCTTGCATTAAAGTCGCATGACCTAACCGCTGAGTTTGCAGTGCTTGATCTATGCCGCCTCGCAATTCGATAAGGTCCCGCTGACGAGTAAACCGATCCGCTTGTATTGCCAAATCGTTGTTGAAGTTTACACCTGTAAGCTCTAGTTGGTTTTTACGCAAAGTTTCCGTTTGCTTTTGAAGACGACCAAAATCATTTTCCGCTTTAGCCTCGGCTATCCTTGCCCGGATGTTCGTCAAATTTTCTTCTATCTCGGCTTTTCGGTTAGTTTGCTGCTCTTGAAACTTTCGGTTTTCGCTGCCTTCAAACAAGTTTGCACCGATCTGCGTGCCTACAGTCACGCCCGCTGCTTTAATACCCGCTACAGTAATCAAACCTTGTTGATCAAGTTTTCGTTTGTCCAAATTCGCTTCAAGGATTGCAGACCTAGCTTGAGAAATACTTCTTTCTTGCGCTTCTTGGTCGCGCTGCTCTGCCGCAATCCCTTGTTGTATGGCCGCTAATCGAAGCGCCTGCTCACCTTTACGCTCTCTAGCTAGACGTTCGCCCGCACTTTCAGCGTACTGCTGCCCCACGGAGCCTAATTGGGCTAAAAACCCTCTCCCGGCCATATTTTCGCCGGTTTTTGGATCTCGACCAGAGGCAAAAGCAAAGCCTGCCCGCGCTAAATCTAAAGCGGCCTCACGATCAGAAAAAGCCCGCTGGCCTTCGATGTCATAAGCTTCTTCCATCAGTTTTTGATATTCTGCGGCAGCGTCTCTTGCACTTCGCGGTTCACGCCGTTGTAGCGCCTCACTTTGTAATAGCGCCGCGTACTCGGGATCAAGCATAGACGCTAGGTCCGGAACAGGCTGTATGCCCCCCGTTGCGTCGGCAAGGTTCGCTTGTATGGACTGCATACCAAAAGACGTGCCGCGAGCAGGGTCATAGACCGGGTCGCCGCCGAATGCGAGCTTTTTTACGGCACCGCCTTGGTTGAACTGTTGCAACGGTTGTTCCACGGGTTCAGGCTGACCTTGAGCCATCAAAGCGCCAACGCCTTGACCCATTTCTGCGCCCATATCGCCTTCGCCAATAACTTGTTGAATTAACCCGCCTACGCCGCTATCGATAGCGCCTTCCTCTGACAGCATGATAGTAGGTTGAACCATGGCAAGAACAGATTCGGGTGTTTGAACCGCGTCCTGTTCACCCACAAACGTGGCAAGCTCTGCCACCCGATCTTGCAGGGGACGGTCATTACCTCGGATAGAGTTAATTAACTCCTCCGTGTTTGCCGCCATGTCGATGCCGTCCATGGTTTGAGCAAGGTAATCCAAGCCAATCTTTTCGCCTTCTTCCCGCGCCATCAAAACATCTTGAGCTAACGGGTCCATGGGCGCTTCGGCGGGCATCATAGGGCCAATACCGCCGCCTTCTTGCTTCTCAATAACGCCACGCCCTATCAGTATGTCTTTCTGCGTGACTTTGCCGTCGCCGCTAAGATCTGGGAATTTGTTAGCGCCGCCACCGGCTGCTCGAAACAAAGGTCTTTGAATTACGCTCATTAAAAGGCCCTCGCTAGACCAGCCGCCCCCATTGCCAAGCCCCCGGCTGTTTGCGCAAAGCTTGGAGAAGGTTGTGTTTGTTGGAAGACGGCGCTTTGAGACGACGGCAATGCTTTTGTCATGTCGCCCAAGAAGCCTAGCTGCGCTAGCGGCTGGTTGTAAGCCGCCTGTTCTGCTTGGTACTGAGCGTTCAAGACGTTTTGTGCTTGCTGCTGTTCCATGCCGCCATACTGGAGCAGACTTTGTGCGTCAGCTTGACGCTGCTGCTGTGCTTGTTGACCAAGAGCCGCTTGCTGCCCACCAAGGCTACCTAGCTGACCGGCAAGTTGCCCGCCTTGCATAGCAAGTCCAGCAATGCCTTGACCCATTGCTCCTTGCTGTTGCGCAAGAGCCGCGAGTTGATTTACATCAGCTTGAGCTAATTGACCATACTGCAAGCCTAGCTGACCACCCTGCTGGGCAATGTTTGCTCGTTGCCCCGCCATTTGTGCCATCGCTTGTTGCCCCGAAAGACCCAACGCACCGCCTGCCTGTGCGCCTTGCTGCTGTAGTTGTGCAGCCGATAGACCTAACCGACCTTGGTTTTGAGCCGTTTGTGCTGCTTGCTGCGCCATCTGGTTCTGCAACTGCTCTGTTGAAATACCTAGCTGTGCTGCTTGGCTTGCCAGTTGTGCTTGACTCATTTGACCTTGTAGACCTAACTGACCGCCTGCTTGAGCACCACGTTGCGCTAGCTGCTCTGCACTAAGCCCTAATTGACCTGTTTGAGCGGCAGCTTGTTGCTGGCGACCTTTCGACGCTTCAAAGGCTTGTTGCGCTTGCTGCGCCGCCTGCTGATAGCCTTGTGAGCTAAGTTGTGCCCCGGTCCGCGCTTGTTGTTCCAAGACGTTTCGACCGATCTCAGCTTCCATGAGTGCCCCTCTAGAACCCCCAAACGCGCCTGCCGCTGCTTGAGCCGCACGCGCTTCATTAACTTGTTTTTCGCCTAGTCGAGCAATCTCGGCCTGTTCAGCTTCAATGACCTGTCGAGTAAACGGGTCCATAAAGGCAGCAATCCCGCTAGGATCGAACTGAGCATCACTGCCCTGTAGCTGACCGATGGCTTGTTGTGTGACGCCTCTAGCTCGACCGGTGGCTTCGCTTAAACCAGTTTGTGCCCCACCAATTTGGCCTGCGATGCCTTGCTGCGCTTGACCAATGCTACGCATGCCCTGCCCTGCGATCTGTCCGGCTTGTTGACTAGACTGCATTGCTTGTTGTTGCGCACGTTGACTCGCGGGCATTGCTTGTTGTGCCGCTTGTTGACCTAATTGACCGGCACGCCCTAAACCTTGCTGGGCAGCAAAAACCTGACTGCCTACGCCTGCCCCAGCACGCGCAATATCTGTTGCAGCACCAGAAAGACCGCGTAAAGCTTGATCCCTAACCTGATAAGGAGCTTGTCGCTGCGCTACCGCTAGCTGGCGTGCTTGCTCTAAGCCAGAAATACCTTGCTGTTGTTGCGCCAAGGACTCTTGCAACAAGGGCATGGAAGTCCCAGCAATCATGCCTTGAGCAGCTTGATTTGCCGATAACGCGCCTTGTAAGTACGGCTCGTACCCACCAATCCCGGTACGGGTAAGTTCCCCTGCGGCTAGTTGCTCACTTGTAAGACCTGCAATGGCCTGCGCTGGGGGTGTAACACCTTGCCGCTGCATTTCCTGAATGTATTTTTGAGCATCTTGATATAGCCCAAGCTTATACGCCTCAATTTCAGGGGCTTCACGTACATACTGGGTTGTGGTTGTTACATCAGCCATTACGCTCTAGCCTCAAATTGACGCATCATTTGATACATGGTGTTCATGCCTTCTTCTCGGCTACCCCTACCTGCTCCGCGCACTGCTTTAGCCGTAAACACAAACTCGCCGTCAGAAAGCATGGCGGGTATGTCGTCAGAAGTTTCAGTGCCGGGGCCTTCGATAGGGCCGTTCATACGGGGGAAACTCATAATACCGCCGCCCTCTGCTACGTTCAAAGGAGAAGGTGTAAAGGCAGGCACGCCAAACATATTGCCCGCCGAACGAGTCACAGTAAACTGCGGCTGTTGGTAAACAAAGTCGTCACCGTATATGCGGTATTTAGACGGGTCAGCGTCGATAAGGTCCTGACCGGTGGGTATGTCATCGATGTTGATGCCTTCTACCTCTTCGGGCTTCGATAAGGCGCTAAGGCCCAACACTGCGGCAGCACCGGGACCAAATTTACGCAAAGTGCTGATTTTATTGGTTGGGTCTTTCAAAAAATCGCTTATGGCGCTAGTAACGGAAGCGTTATTGCCGTACTCCGCCGCAAAACCTTTTGGATCGACGTTTTTGAAATCGGTCAAGTAATTCTTCAATTCAGTTGGATCGTAACTTGGCAAAAACAAATCTTTAGCGGCATCTAGTCTTCCTGCAAAGTCAAAACCTTTGCCGGTGGTGCGGCCAGTAAAAATATCCTTTGCTGACTCTAGAACGCCGGGCACCTGCGGCGGTGTCAAATCCACCGCAGCACCGCCAGTAGCGGGAGCACCGTCAGTAGCGGGAGCACCGTCAGTAGCGAGAGGTCCGCTTTCGGGTAGGCCAGCTTCGCGACGATAACTGCGCAAGAGAGGATCTTGAGCACTTTCGGCCAAGGTCGTGTCTATGTCCGTAACTAGCTGCTGTGCTGCGGGGAACATTTCTAGAGACGCATCAACAGGAGGCTGAGTGCCCGGTAAACGTATGCCGGTTACTTCAGTCGCGGTGGCATCGACAGATTCCGGAAGCGTTGAAGCTACCGAACCGGTGGCGTCAGCGGAAACTTCCATGTTTTTCAGCATGCTCTGTAGCTCACCGGATGGCAAGACCTCTGTTGTCCCCGGTGCACCGGCAGTTGAAAGGTCCCCTGTCTTAGCTAAAGTAGCGTCCATTACGTCCAAGTCGGTGCTTAGAGTTTCGCCCAGTTTAGTATCTACTTGAGGAGCTACGTCTGCTTCTGGGGTGGTTTCGGCTGCGGTCCTGCCGCGAACCATCTCCAGACCTTTCGTCGTAAGACCCGCTACGGCGGCGCTTTTTAAGATATCGACCGGTTTTCCACCAGAAAGCGTGGTGTTAATAGCCGATTGAGTCATCATTTGTTTGGCGCTGTTTTCAGCCCAACCTCGGGCATTTCCAATTTTGCCTGCGGCAAAGCTAGAAATACCGCCTATGGCCGCTGCTTTTAAGCTGTCTTTTAAGCTGCCGCCTTGAATCGCTGTTGAAGCGCCTTGAACAATTGCGGAGGCTAGAACCGGCCCCACGCCCGGAATCGCACTCAAAACAATCGTCGCTACAACTGGCAAAACCTTTTTGACAATCTTTTTCAAGCCCTTGAACAGCTTCTTCAAGAAGAATTCAGGCTGACCTGTCACAGGGTTGATTGAGTTAAGCTCGTTACCTACAACGTAACGCTCTGGCTCAATGCCCATGATGCGCATTTCTGCAAAAAGCTTTTCTTTCAGGGCGGGATTCTGCTTGAAGACTTCCATAGGGATCACAGTTTCGCCTTCGGCGGCGTGAACCATGTATTCGTCTTCGTTACGGCCATACTGAGCCAGTTTGTCGGCTATCTTTACGACGTTTGTAATGCCTTTGGGTGGCACATCGTCGTCGTCATCGGCCCAAGAGCCGGTTTCAGCCGTCAAAAAGGTGGCGATACCGCCTTCCGGTATAGGAACTTGATCCAGTTCCTCAAACTCATCGTATTTAAGTGCAGCTTGTCCCATGTCCTTAGTATACGCCTATTTTTATTAGAAGAACCAACCTAACCGTGTACGTTCACCACGATAGCCCCGTTTGTAATTACTTGAACAGCCCCCACCTCTGCAACCGCTTCTAGCGAAGATGTCTCATAGGGCAGTTCTTTAGATAAACTAATCCATTCGTTACCACTATATACCTGAAGGGTGTTTATGGAACTATTCCAAATAACATCCCCCGCATTAAATTTTAGCTCGTCTCTTTCAGTTCTTGTGAATTGCGGAGTGGCATCTGGGTCAAAAGCGTTAAGACTAAGCTCTAACAGGCGAACCGTGCTGTTAAAAGTATCGCTGTCTACCGATTGTTGCCCTAAAACAGTCGGCAAACGCCCTCTTAAAAGCTTACTCATCGTCTGCCGTTTGGTTGTAAATCAAGCCTAGTTGCGCCAATCCTAAAACCAACCCCTGTTCTTACGCCAATGTCACCATCGTCATCAGATTCAAACCGAACCGCAGCCTGACGACCTCGCGCACGGGTGTCTATTTTTGTGCTGTTAGTCGTAAAAGAAGATGTTTGGTCCGTGGTCAGTGAATCGCCGGGGAAGTTTCTTGCTTTCAAAACAAAGTTAATCGTTTGCGTTGCCCCGCTATCACCCGTGAACTTAACGTCTGGAACACATCTTCGGATAAACTGAAACTGCTCGCCATCACCTAAATCAAAGTCGGCGCTTTCAACAAAGACGTTATCCATCGGCTGGCCGTCATCGTCGTGGCCTGTTTCGTGAGAGTAAATGTAGTTTTCCGCACCGTCGTACCCGGCGGCTCTTGGGAAGCTTTCTAACCCCTCGTCAAGCCACGCGGTTCTAGATAGCTCACCAATAGCCCACGTCTGCTCGACGTAATTATATGTAACGTACCGGTCTATCGACATTGAGTTTCCGGATGGATAGAACCAACCCACTTCTTGAAACTGCTTGTTTACAAACGCATGAACCTGAAACCCTTGATCTGCGTTAAAGTCGTCCAGTACATGAGAAAGAACCGTACAAGTAAGAGGCGTTATGCTTCCTCCGTACTGATAGAAGCCCTTCCTGTCCATCCAAAACACGCCATTCGGGGTGCTGATCGCAGCGTTTGGCCCAATGATGCTGACGCCGTCACTGACTAGGTTTAAGCCAAAGGTGAGAGGCGGACCAATGAACTGTAGGCTGTAAAGAGCCACATCCGTCCATATCAAAGTTTCTTGCCGTGTTCTGAGGCCACTGATAATTTGTGAGCCTGCCGAGCAACGCAGCGAACCGGCAGTGTTTGTTGATGTAGGAAACCACTCTGCCGCGTTTTCTTGGTCAGAAAAAGCAACCAAAAGAGGGTCAATAGTCCCAGTTCTAGCTGTTGCGGTATCATTGATGGGGTCTGCGCCAAGGGCAATTACATGCCGGTCTACGTCAGATACAAGGACCTGAAGAGCGGCTGTAGGCGTAAAATTTGCGCCCGCAAGAGCAGAAATATTTACAGCACGATCTGCCCCTAAATTTTTTGCACTAGTGTCCCAGTAGTAAATGCCTCCTGCTCGCACGTTAGCAATCAAGTCCTCGCCAAAACTATCCATGGACCACAAGCGTAGTTGGTTCAACGGACTCAGTGCGCTAGAAGATCCCCAAGCGCCATTACCCCAAGCGCCGACACTCCACCCTGTGCCATTAAGGAATACGTCAAGACCGACGTTGATTTGATATGCGCCCACAACAGAACTGCCACCATTGCCAGTATCACTGCCGTTTGCTGTAACCGTTGCGCCAGATGTGTCTTTTGCGATAACGACATATGTGTTCGTATCGCTAACTGAATCAATCTCATACTCTTGGTTTAGGACCGCAGCAGTTATGTTGCCGCCCAACGTTGCAGCCCCGCTGAAAGTTACAAAATCGCCTAGAGATGCTCCGTGAGCGGTGTCTGTGACGGTGATAGAGCTAGACGTATTCGTAGCGCCAAAAGTTACGTCGCCTGCCGCAGTGGTTGAGCGAACCGGCGTTATGTCGCTATAGTTTGAGTCCGACGAAATGTACAATTTGCTTCTGGTGCCAATGCCAAGAAGCTTAGTTCCATCAACAGCCGTCCAGCCCAGCAGCTTTCTGCCTGTCCCTTCAAAAGAACTGTTTAGATATTTAACCCAACCACCGATTTTTTCGGGCAAACCTTGGCGAAACCGAACAAGATTGCCGTCAAACCATCCACCCTCCGCAGTGTAATCAGTTCCCTGCTTGTTGATTCCGGGGTTAAAGATGAATTTCTGCAAAGGCATTAGGTGTACTCACCATCTCTTATCATTTCGGTAACTCGCAAAGCTCTCATCCCAACTTGATCGGCCCATTTGCTATCCATGAACTCATCGGCAGCTATATCGAACTGTTGCCGTGACATGGCCTCTAGCGCGTTTACAAAGCCACGAAGCCTAGTCAAACCAAGATTGAAGCAAATATCAATCATTGCGTCACGTCTAGCGTCACTTAGATCATCAAACCAATCGTATGCTTCCGAAAGCTCCTTCTTCACTCGTTTGATATCATTCTCAAGCAGGTAGTCGATTTCATCATCAGACAGCCCTAGCCCAGATTCACTAATGTTGCGCCCTACACCCAACGTTTCGTAGCCAGCACTGCACAGATATACATGGCTACGCACACCTTCATGTCGCCTAAGCATCTCAACCAACTTGCTCATACCTTTCTCCTTCAATCGTCAGGTGTTACTGCAAAATCTATGTCTAGTTTCTTCTGGTATATGTTCAGTGTACATCGAATATCGTCAGTCGTATTTCGGTACATATGCCTCTGACCCGTGTTGATCCAAGACACTAAGCGGTTTGGATACCAGATAATCTCGTCAAAATATGCTTTTAAGCCCTCTTCTTTTGTAACAAAGAAAGTGCCATTGCCTTGGTCTGGGTAAAGGTAAACCACGGTGCTGACCAACTTGTTAGGGTGATCGTAGTGTATGTGGTATTTGTACCCCGGATCACACTTCACAATTGATGCCGCGAAAAAACCAACAGGCTCTCTTACCTTTTCTTGGTAACAAGCCTTAATTTCTTCAACCACCTCGGTCTTCAAGCCTGCCTCGTGCTTCTCTGAGCCATCGTAGTCATCGATAAGCTTGTAGTCTAAATCTTTCAAACCATCCAATATTCTGTGATACAAGTCTGGATGGAGAAAGTCATCAACCACTTTCACCAGTTGCGCCTTTTTCGCAGGCTAGACATTAAATTATGGTACTTCTCAGGGGACTTTGTGCCGATAAGTTTTTTCACGTCTCGTAAAGGCATGTCTAGCAAATTCGGCCAATCCATGCCTGCAAGCCATTGCGCCCTGCGCCCGTTCATATACGCCTCAAAGGATGCGCCAAAGACCCCCCAACCCTTCTTTCTAGCATGCGTTATCGTCATGGGTATCGTCATTGCGATGATGCCAAAGTTTGCAAAGTTTCCGTGCAGGAACCAGAGCAAGACCACTTCGCCAAAGGGATTGCGCTCATACTCTGTTACCGTATGAGTCAAATCATGCTGATCTCTGTACCACTTGATGTAGGTATTGAACCCTGACTCTGATGGCTTCTCGCCCTTGCCCTTAGTATCACCCGCAAACTGCGATGTAGATCGACCTGTTTTTACTAGGAACTTCGAGTATTCGTTTCCAAGACTACCCGGAGGCATAGCTTGCAAGCGTTTTACGTCATCCAGCAAGCCGACTAAAGACTCGTC